AAAAGGGAGGTAGACCTAAAAACCAAGAAGAACCGAAAAAACCCAGTGGGTTATTTAATAACCCAAGCAAACCCAAAAAAGCCGATAATGATAATGATAATGATAATGATAATGTTAATGTTAATGTTAATGATACTGATATAGATAGCAGTAAACTGCTAAGTGTTTATAATTCTATTTTAGGTAAAACTGCAAGAGTAGTAAATACTAAAACTAAAACTCAAATAAAAGACAGACTAAAAGAAGGCTATACAAAAGAGGATATTGTAAACGCTATACGCAACGCAAGCAAAGACCCGCACCACATAGAATTTAACTACAAGTATCTAACTTTAGAGTTTATCACAAGACCTGATAAGCTTGATAGGTTTGTAAATATGGGAGACTTTAAAATTAAGACTCAAATACTATGATAAAATCTAATAGCGAAATTTTAGACCAGCTTATGAGACTTCACAAAAACGGTATTCCTGAGGGGAGTAAGTTAGGTTTAAATTCTTTTGATAATCAGTTAAGATTTGTTAAGGGTGGATGTACAGATATAACGGGCTACCCTTTCTTCGGTAAAAGCCTTTTTTTAAAAGAAATAATGATGGGCTTAACACTTAACCAGGGCTGGAGGCATTGCGTTTATATGCCTGACGATGGTAGCGATACAGAGGTTATTTCTAACCTAATGCACAAACTAACTGGCAAGACCTTTCAAAAGGACTACCCTAACACTATAACCGAGAAGGAAATAAGTAAGTATAGTACTCAGCTTTGTGATAGCTTTAAGTTTATCTCCTCAGAGCATAACATAGAACCCGAGGCATTTTGGAACTACGCTAAAGAGAATAAATGCACCTCAGCGGTAATAGACTCCTGGAACTATTTAGCTCACAAAGGAGAGCCAACTAACGCAGACTATTTACGCAAGATACTTTCGCTAAGAAATCGCTTTATGGATATAAATAAGATGCATTCCTTTATAATTATTCACCCTAAAAACCCTGACCCAAAGCAAGTTAAAGACGGCTCAGTAAAAAAGCCCAGCGTATACGATTTGATGGGCGGCTCTGAGTGGAATAACAATGGAAGAAATATAGTAGTAGTTCATAAAGAGTCAAAAGACAATCACCAACCGTATAAAATAACCGTAGACAAGGTTAAGCCTAAGTACTATGGAGAGCTTGGAGAGTGCGTACTTCATATTGACTGGGCTTCTCAAAGGTTTTACGAGTTTGACCACGTACATAACACAAAAAAATATGCTTATGCTACTGAAGAAGTATTAGTAGACCCAATTAAAGATATATTCGCAGTAAGTAACGACCAGCCTTTTTAAATATGAACATAGAACTAAAAAACAAAATATTAAATGATAAGTATACTGAATATGTATATGAAGCATTTGACATTCAAAACCAAGAAGAAACAAGTGTCACAATTCCTATGAATTTAAGGGAAGCTAAAAACTTTGATTGGAATATTGGAGTTATATTAGGCGGAAGTGGTAGCGGTAAAACAACTATCTTAAAAAAGATGGGTGATGTAAAAAAAATAATATTTGATGATAAAAAACCATTAATAAGTAATTTTGATTGGTTAGAACCAAAAGAAGCAACATTAGTCTTAACTTCAATGGGCTTGAGTTCGGTTCCTACTTGGTTAAGACCATTCCGCACATTATCAAATGGTGAGCAATACCGAGCAACATTAGCCTACTTGGTGGCATCTGCAAAAGATGGTGAAGTAATTTTACTTGATGAATATACTTCGGTTGTGGATAGAGATGTTGCAAAGGCTATGAGCTACGCTTTACAGAAATACATTCGTAGAGAAAATAAAAGAATAATAGTTGCATCTTGCCATTATGATATATTAGAATGGTTAATGCCTGATTGGACTTGTTCACCGCAAAAAGGAGGCACTCTCGAAAGAGGTGACTATCTTCGGCAAGGCAGACCACAAATCGCATTACAAGTTAGTAGGGTCGAGTCTAAAACTTGGAACTTCTTCAAAAAACATCATTATTTAACAGAAAATGTAAATAAGTCATATATTTTTTTATTATTTGAATGGAATGATAAACCTGTATGTATTGCAGTTATAGGTAGGCAAATAGGTAGAGGTGTTGGGAAAGCGTACAGAGATAGTAGAATTGTTGTTTATCCCGATTATCAAGGAATGGGAATAGGTAGTTACATATCTAATTTCTTAGGAGGTATATCTAAAGATTATGGATATAGATATTTTACTAAAACTATTCATCCAGCATTGGGTGAATATAGAAATAAGTACGATAAAATATGGAAGCCTACCGCATTTAATGGGAAAGTCAGGAATAAATCAAATCCTAAAAACAATAAATATACATCTATAAAATTAAGGTCATCTTATTGCCACGAATATATAGGAGAAAGTATAAGTGGTTATGAAGATTTATTATTACCGATAAGCGAAATGAGAAGTAAAAATCAAATTAAATTATTTTAATTATGACAGACCAAGAAGCAAAAGAGATTTTAAACAAGCCAGCTATCTGCAAAGAGGCGGAGCGTTCAGTACGAGATATGAAATTAAAGCTCGCTAAATACTCAGGCGAAAAGACAGAGCAAACTAAGCATTTGCAAAACTTAGATAATTTGATTAACTTAGCTTATAAGCAAGCGGTAGACATAGACGCTTACGAGGAGTTGTTAGCTACTTACCTATTTAAGATGGGAGAGCAGCAAGCCAAAATAAGAGAGTTATGCGAACTAAATGCAATGGCAAATAAAATAGTAGAGCTATAATTATAAACTAATTATGAACATTATGAACCATTTTTATACTTCTGAAGATGAGCGAGTATCCAAGAGCGTAATAGACTCAAGAGTAAGAGATGCAAAGAGTAACGCACTAAGCGAACAATTTTGGGAATTTGGATATAACTTTTGTACAGAGTGTTTAACCTCTAACGGTATTTTAGACTGCTCACATACGATTTCAGTAGACGAAGCCCAAAAGACTCGTAGAACAGAACTTGCGTGGGATGTAGATAATATAAAAGTAAGGTGCAGAGATTGTCATATTAAGCACGATAGCCAAAGTAGAATAAAATGAAACTAAGAAATAGTATGAAAGGATTAATTCAAGTAACCGCTACCAAGGGAGGGCGTACAATTACAAGCGAGGTCTTTGGAGATATGGGAGACAAAGAAACTTTATTCGGTCAGCTAATGAACCGACACAAAATACTACACAACGAACGCCACTTATGGAAGCTGAGTAGCGTAGTAATTAACGAAGAGGTAAACCTATGACCAAAAAAGAACAGATAGCTCACTTCGGCTACATAACTGGCGAAATGGAGAAGGTCTTATTCAGCAAAGGAGATGACTACGCCAACACAGATAGACTCAGTAACTTTAAATTAGCGGGAGCAATAGCGGGAGGCAACGCAAGTACTAATTGTTTAAACCTAATTGCTACCAAAGTAGCAAGGCTTGGAGTGCTTTTAAACTCAGACAAAAAACCTAAGAATGAGAGCATAGAAGATAGCGTCTTGGATTTAGCAAATTATAGTGTACTTTTGTCAATGATAATAAACGAAAATAAATAAAAATGGAAAAAACAGAAAAAGTATTCGCAGAGGGGTTTATGTTTAAAATGAAGCCTAACTCTCCTGAGTGGGTTGTAGGTAGCTTAAGCCTAAAAGCAGACGAGGCAATAGCCTTTATTCAAAAGAACACCGATAAAGGTTGGGTAAACCTAAACGTTAACATCGGCAAATCAGGCAAGCCTTATGTAGAGTTAGACACTTGGAAGCCTACTAAATCCGAAGGGCTACCCTTTTGATATTACAAGAGATATATTTCGATAAGAGCATTCGAGATTATGCTCTTAAATTAACCAACAACCACCAAGAAGCCGAGGAGTTAGTCTCCTTGGCTTTTGATATTTGTAGCCATAAGCCGCCTAAAGAAAATATGAAGGGTTACTTTGCAATAGTAATGCGTAACCAATGGCTAAAAAAATGCAATAAGACAGACCCTTACTGGGCAATAGAAGAGAGCGAAAGCGAGGATATTGAAGACGTACTATCTAAGATGAGCCACTACAACGCCAATCTAATTAGAGCGGTATACAACGGAGATACTTTAATCAAAATACACAACGAGACATCTATAAGCTACCGCAGCATTAAAAGCGACTATAAGAAAGCAAAAAAAGAATTTAAGATAATGTACGAAAACAAAACCAAAATAGCTATTGTTATGCAAGCGGTTAGCGGAGTAAGCTACCACCGCTTAATGATGCCGCTTGTTAGGCTTAGTCAGGATTACGGAATAGAAGTAATTTGCTTAATTAATAACGCTGATGACTTCTTAGAGAAGTTAGGCGGAGTAACCCACGTTATTTTTAACCGTAATATCTCAGAGCTTATGAAGCCTGAGGAGACTATCTTAATTTTAAAGGCAAGAGGTATAAAGGTTATCTGCGACGTAGACGATTACTGGGTATTGCCTAAAGGACACCCTTTACAATTATATTACTCGAGGTCTAATATGGCTAAATGTATCCTGGCAAACATCAAATTTGCAGACCAGGTATGGACTA